TTAGATGCTATGGTATAAGACTTATTCGCAGGAATAATATGATCAAATTCTAATTTCTCAGTTGCACCACACCTAACACATTTACCACCAAGATATTCTCTTAGATATTGTCTACGTTCGTCTCTAATTTTTCTTTGATCTTCGACAAGTTTCTCTTGATGTTTTTCATACTGTGCTTTCCTAAGTTTTTTCATATGCTCAGGATTGTCATAGTAATACTTTCTTTGCCTCTCTCTAATCTTGTCCTTATTTTCCTCAATGTATTTTTGTTGTTTGATACGAAGTTCTTCTTTATTTTCTTCTCTATAAATTTTATTCTTTTCCTTTGACTTCTCACGATACTCTGGATTATTTGCCCAGTAGTCTTTCCGATGTTGACGTTGTTTTTCTGCATACTCTGGATCATTTGCATAACGCTCACGTTGTTCTGCATTCCTACGATCTTTATGTTTTTCGTTAGATTTTTTAGCAACCTCACGAGCACGTTCACGAACACCCTCTACATTTTTATATCGCCAACGATTACGTTCCCTCTCTCTCGCAACAATCTCTGGATTTTCTGCACGACTTTTCATTCGTTGCTCATATTTGCATTGCTTACACTCACCACGATACCTATCACGATGTGCTTCAAAAGCATACTCAGATAAAGGTTTTGAAATACCACACTTATTACAAACTTTCGGATCTACATTGTCCTTACGAACTCGCGGTGTATTTACACACTGCTTACAGGTAGTGTGATAATACTGTTTCCATTCTCCATTCGCTCGCAACTGTTTACCAGCTTTACCAAAATCAGAGACTGGTTTTTCAACACCACACTTTTTACAGACTTTTGTATCCATAGATTTGCATAATATATTTTTAGTGTAACATAAAAAAGAGGGGTGGTCAACCCCTCAGTGTAGCGTATATTCCCTTTGTAGCGCGTGCCGCACGAATGGGCACGAAACTATTTATTCATCATCAGGTGTGGTTTTCTTCTTGCCGATGTTATATTTTGCTTCAAGTGTCCAATCGTTTTTATCCTTAAAAGCAATGACCTTAATTTGATTCAAAGGGGCAATATCGGCAATGCTCTCTTCATTTTTTATTGTAATCAATCCCCAATCTGCAAGTAAATGCGCGATTCTATTTCTTCTTTGAAGATCATTTTGTGTAATGTTTGCATACTTTCCATCAAGTGCAAACAATTCCTTAAAATGAACAATAAAATATCTACCTTGTTTATGAAGGATATGGCAAGACTGATATAGTTTCTTCTCTTTTCTAGAAGCAACTCCAATACGAGTCAATGTCTCACGGACCTTTAGAAAATCATCTGGTTCACTTAAAACAACCTCAACCATCTGTTCAGGTGTCCATTTCACTTCAGGCTCTTTAGTAATCATCTTTTTCCCCCTTGATCCAATTTGGATTTTATGTAATCAATTTGTTCTGTAGATAAGATCTTGAGTGCTTGTTGTGCCTTTTCAAAACTGTATCCATAATATTTTTGAATTACAGAAATATCATCCATACTATTTTTACGAAGCCAAGGAGCAAACCGTTTCTTTTTCCTCACAATATTTATATAAAATTTATATTGCATGTCTTTACTGAGATGATGAGCCATATTCATCTCATTTGCAAACATAATTGTATCAATATGTCCAGACATACATTTATTGATTACAAAAGGAGGATAATCTTTAATATTTTCAGATAAATCTTCTTTAGTAAAATTAATTGAGTTCAACCAATCTTTTAATTCCATATTCATCTATTAATCATTTCCATAGTATAACGATCTGGTTGTAAATCAGATACAATTAGAGGCACACCCCAAAGTGGTTCTACCCCATCACCACAAGTAAATATATCAATCATTGCTTCACCTTTCTCTGGCCAAGTATGAATTGATATATGAGATTCAGACAGCATAATAACTATTGTAACACCTTGAGGTTCAAATTTCTTTGAAATACTATCAATATATGTTGCTCCAGTTTCATATGCAGATTTCTTTAGGAGATCTAACAACAGATCTAAATTATCAAGTTTAGATCTGTTAGCACCATACAAATTAAGAAGACAGTGCTTATTCATCTTTTTCTACATTGTAGGTGATGATGATACGTTTTGATCTTTTTCCCCTACTATCAATAACATCTTGAGTATTAAAAGTAGCACCCAATAACTTTACAGCATCTCTCAAATTATTTGCTGCAATAATTTTATCTGCTTGTTCTTGACTAATCATTTGAATTCACACTCCACCATAATTTCTGTTAGTGCTGCCAGCAGATTAATTTCTTGATCTGCTACGAAGGCAATTTGATACTGATATTTAGCAATAATAAGGACAGCAGCAGCAAGAGAAGGACCGTCCACGGCATTTGCGAGAGCATCATAAACACGACGCAATACCAAGCTAGGATCATTGTCCAAATTATTGACGACCCACTTACGTACTTCAGGATATTTTTTATCTTTGAGATGATTGAGTAATTCTTCAACCGAAACATCACTAAAAGATGCAAGAATAGCACTATCTATACTTCCACCCATAGAATATTTTTGACACTCATTCAAAATCCTTCTGAAGTCAGGAAAATGCTTATTTACAAGTTGGACCAAAACTTTTGAATCATATTCCACATTCTCTTTCTCAAGTATAGACCTGATACGGTTGAAGAATGTTGCGGCAAGTTTTGGTTTGTCTTTGGAATTGGTGGAAAAGTCAATACAGGCACATCGCGAGTGCAGGGGTTCAATGATTTTATTTTTGAAGTTACAGGTAAAGATGAATCTGCAGTTACCACTAAATTCCTCAGTAAACGCCCGTAAGAGGAGTTGTACATCATTGGTTGTGTTATCTGCCTCATCAATGAGGATGACTTTGTGTTTTGCAGTTGAAGAAATCGAGACGGTCGAAGCGAAGTTTTTCGCAGTGTTTCGGACAGTATCCAAGAATCGTCCTTCATCGGATCCATTGATGACATAGTAATCTACTCCAAGTTCGTTACATAGTGCTTTTGCGACAGTGGTTTTACCACATCCAGCAGGTCCCGAAAGAAGAAGATTTGGAACCTCACCTTTATCTAGGAAATCTTGAAAGGTTTTTTTGATATTGTCAGGAAGTATACACTCTTCAATTGTTTTAGGTCGATACTTTTCAACCCAGATAAATTCAGTTCGGTTCATAATAAATTAGAATTAGTTTATTTTAGCATGATTTAGTCAAATTCAACCCACTCCCTATTCTGTATATTAACATTTTTATGTGGTGGGAAAGGGAAACTAACCGACATTCGTGAAGTGAATGATGTTGCTAGATGTGGATAATATGCAGGAATAAAAACTGCATCTCCAGGATTCATATCTACATTTAAAATAGGATCTTCCGTAATTGAAAGATTACCACAAGCATATTCATCATCTTCAATATCATTCATCTTATTCCAAACTTTGAAATTAGTTTTACCTTCACACTGAACAATTACATTATGACTAGTATCATAATGAATCCCAAAGGGATGTATAATTTTTGGATCTCTACAGATATAGATATGAGCATCTGTTGGAGATTCATATTCAGTTTCAATTAAATTAGACAAATCATTTATTTTTTTAGTAGACCTAGACATATCTCTAAGATAACCCACATGATCCTTTAAAAGATTCATAATAACACTTGGAGAAAAATATTCTCCAGTATCCCAAGTATTTTTCTCTAAAGGAACTCCTTCTTTTAAACCACAAATACGAACTCGACCAGTAGTCATCATCGATCTAATATTAATCAGTTCTGATAACTCTTTCCAACTGAATAAATTGGGGTAATAATCTTTTATAAAGTTAACATTCATAGCCAATTCGGTTTTCTGGATTTGTCACGAAGATAATTAGATGCAACCCAAGGTTTGGATGCAATATACATTTTGTAAGCAGTAAAAGTATCGATGCTTGTGTCATATTTAAACTCATCTGGCATTGCTCTCGTATAATCTTCTACCAATCTAAAACAAGTAATTGCTTTATTTGTTTTTTTATGAAAGATTCTTTTTGCATCAAAAAGTGTTTTTGAGCAAGAATGAATCTTGTTATATCTATGATGATATTCAAAAGAAAGAGCACATCCATGCTGAATTAACCATGCAAGGTTAAAATCATTTTTTGCTGCCCAAATAGTACATGGATGATTTCGAAAGGCACCTTTCTTAGTACTGTATGGAGTACCATCTTTTTTATATAATTCGCCCCAATTCAAATACCACTTAGAATAAATGATTGAAAGCATTTGACAACACTCTAATGGCATTTTAACAATATGCTTGTCAGGAAGTACCTTTGCACTTTCAAGTGGATCTGGAGAGGTGACGAAAATATTCATTAATCGTATGTAGAATCAGGTTCTAGAGCAATAAAGTATGTAAGTTGACCACCAGACTTGCGGGTAAATTCTGCAAGTAATTTTCTGGAGATGACTACATCATAACTACCCGAAAGAAGTTTCATATTCTCTACCTTGAAATTGAAACAAAACTCATCATCAGTCTCACCTACAACTTCCATGAATGAATTAGAAGAATCATTCTTCTTATCCCTAACCTTCATCACAATCTTACCATCAACTCCAACACACGAAATATCACTAACTTGATATACTGATGAAGCTTTCATCAATTTTTCATGCACTGCAGAAGGATAAACAAAACAAATATCCTTAGATGGTAGTGTGATTTCTTTTTCTGGTGGAGAAACAATTACTGCAGGATCAGCATAAAACCAAGTGCCAGAACTATTTGCTTCTTTCCAAGAAAGATATTTTTCATTAGAAAAGTCGATATCTGGTGATGAGTGTAGAGACA